CGGGTCGATCCACATCTTGCAGCCCGTATACGGCCCCCAGTCCTTGTCGAAGAAGATGGGGCTGTGGAACCCGTCCGTACCGAAGCCGAGGCTTGGGATGTCATCCACGCGGGTGGATTGGCCGGCCGCGTTGGTGATGCCCCAGGCGATCCGCATGGGCGCCAGGTCGCGGTCCATGGCAAAGACGATGGCGTCTGCCAGGCGCAGCGGGGTCAGGTTGGAGTCGCCGAGCCGCCACTGGAGCAGGTACTGCATCCGGAACTTGGAGCGGCCTTCGGCGGCCTCGCGGGCGGAGAGCTCCTCCCGGCCGAAGCGGTCGGGCCAGGCCAGGTCGCCGGCCTCCATGTCGTCGTACATGGATCCCAGCTCGCAGCCGCAGCCGTCGCCTCCTGGGTGCATGACGGGCCATGCCCGGAACGAGTACCCGCCCTTGATCAGGTAGTCGTACAGGGTCTCCTCGTGATGCGGGGTGCCGAGGTAGATGATGTCCCCGCCCGGGACGATGATGTTCTCGAACTCGGAGACCTGGTCCCTCATGCGCCGGCGGAGGTCGAGGGTCAGGGTGTTCTCGCTGGTCTCGACGTCGTCGCCGATGATGCAGGTCGACCGGATGCCGGTGATCTGGCCGGTGATGCCGTAGGCGGCGAAAGAGGGGGTGCGGTCGGCCTCGGCGCCGTTCACGTCGAACATGAGCGCCGAGTCGCGGTGCCCCTGCTCTCGCTCCGGGACGAGGTGCTGGAGGAACCTGGCCTGCCCGATCCACTTGCGGGCGAGGTAGAGGGAGTCCTTGGCGGCGCGCTCGGACTTGGAGACGTAGGTGATCCGCTCCTTGCCGGGGTTGCGGAAGAGCCGCCAGCAGCAGTAAGCGATGGTCACCCAGGTCTTGGCGGCGCCTCGCCAGGCGAGGACGCCCCGCCGGCGCCTGTCTTCCATAAGCCACATCGCGATCTCACGGTGGTGCCGCGGCATGGACTTCATGCCGATCTCGCACCAGAGCTCCTCCAAGAAGAACCCGAAATCGCCGTACAGCCTCGAGACGTACTCCCGCGTTGCCTCGTCCATCAGGCCCGCTTCGCGCCCTTGCGGCGGTTCTCAGTCCGGCTCACGATACGCAGGTTGGACTTCGTGTTCGATCCGCCCCTCGAGAGCGGCACCTTGTGGTCGACCTCGCGCGGGTCGCCGGTCTTCAGCCCCATCAAGCGCCGCGCCTTGTGGCGCTGCGACTGCCGGCGCAGCTGCTCAGGGGTGCCCTGGTACTCACGGTATTCCTTCGCGTAGTCACGCTTCTTCGCCATGCGTTCTCCTTATTGAGCGTCAGTCACATCCCATGCGATACGGGGATGCCCCCGCATCTTTCCGCTGTGATCGTCTTCGGCCGCCTCCCAGCGGACAAACAACCTGACCCACTTGGCGCGCAGCGACGTCGGGCCTGGACCCTTCTCGACGATCCATCCACCAGAGCCGTCGCCCCAGTCCTGCTTGTATGTGCCGCAGCGGATGAAGTCGCAGTGCCGATGCCGCACCTCGTACACGCCGTTGCGCGTCTCGAGGTACTCGCGTGCGATGCCGACGATGTTCGAGTGGTGGTTGTGTCCGACTGCGATGCAGTCCACGCCCTCGAGCCACGAGAGCATTCGCCGGCTGTCAAGCACACCCATCGACATCGGCGCACCGCCGCCGCTGCCGTGGTGATAGCGCATCGTCCACGTGAGATTCGTGTTGTTGAACTTCGCGCGCACCTTCATCCAGCCGCCGTAGCCACCTGCGCCCATCTGCGACTTCGGATTGATGGACTTGATGGCACGAACAAGGTTTGCCGTGGGGCACACTTCGTGGTGCTTGAGCCACGCAGTCTCGTGGTTTCCGGCGCCCAGGAAAGCCCAGTTCTGCGCGTAGGGCGCGTAGCGTTCCGCAGCTTCCTCAATCACGTTGTCGAAGTACGCGGCGGCTGCGTGCGAACTGCGAAGCTGCGACTTGCACTGCCGCCTGTCGCTGACGCCCTGCATTAAATCGAGGCAGTCACCAAGATCGGCAATGATTGCGTCTCTCTCAACTGCTTGACGGAGATGCTTCTCCTCGAGCTCCCTATCGCACTTCTTGCTATCTCCGTGCACATCGGAGCGGAGCAAGATCCATTGCTCCCATCCGCTGTACGTGCTCGGCGTGCAATCAACGATATGGATGTTCTTGCCGTGATGAGTCGTCTTGAATGGCGGCTCTTTGCGCTTAGCTTTCTTCGCCATCGGCATCCCCCGCGAGTTCGCGTGCTGTGACTGATCTGCTTCGCTTCGACATTTCTGCGACCAGGTCGCTGAGCGGACTGTCCTTGGTCTTCACTGCGTTGATTCCATGGTCCTTGAGGAACCCGCGAATCGCATTGAGGTCTGAAGACGTTGGGGTCACACGCTGCACTGCTCCGTCTGGTCCGACCGTCTGCCGGCCGTTGCGGAGGATGTCCAGCATGGTTGCCGAAAGGAGACGATGGATCTCTTCGTACTCGCGTTCTCCGCTCATCTGGACCTCAGTGTTGGACGTTGGGGACGATAGACGTCACTTGGGACAAGGCCGGGAACAAACCCGATTTCGTCCTTGATGCGCTCGCTGACGCCGGCCTTGTTGAGGAGGCGGGCCCAAACGACGTTCTGGAGTGGCGACACCTGCGCCGAGATGTAGTCCTGCCGAGCGCTGTCGGGATTGAGGACTGCCTCGGCGCCCCTGGCGAGGAGCTGCGGGCCAGCGCCCAGGAAGGAGAATCCGAGCTCTGCACCGCTCACCCTGCGTTCCTGCTGCTGGCGCGTGACGGACCCGAAGGTGCCGCCGGCCACTGCTTGATTGGTGAGCTGAGACGTCGACGCGCCGAAATTCTGCGCCACCCGGTCGTAGTAGCCGACGGCTCGCATCACGTTGCCAAGCACCATGCTGTCCTGCATGGCGCCCCATGCCGCCGCCTGCGGCTCCTCGATGAGCTCCGCGACGCTGTCGGAGAACGAGCGCCGATCGGTGAGGTAGTTCTTGCTCGCATACATCAGCCATCCAAGCATGATCTGCGTTCCGATGCTCACGGCTTGCTCGCCGAGCTCCCCCTGGAGCATCGGCCGAAGCTTCTGCCGGTTGTACGCATAGGCGTAGGACGAGAACTGATTCACGATGCGCATCATCGGCATCGTGTCTTCCATGACCGGACGGTCTGCGACGCCAGGCGTCACGTTGAGGACGCGACGAGACTCGTTCGCGATGTTGTCCATGAAAGCGCGGCGCTCTTCAAGTGCTCCGGTCCAGCGGTCGAACAGAGGGTTCACCGGGCGATCGGACTTCAGGAAGTCGTCGAAGCTTCCAGAGAAGGCTGGGCTCTTGTCCCAGTGGACGCCGTATCGGTGGATCTGCTTGAGCACGGACTCGACGTTGTTCTCCCGGATGCCTAGTCGCGCAAGCCGGCCGAGCTGGGTATTCGTCAGCCCAGAGTCGGCAATTGCAGTCGCTGGGTTCCTCTGCCTTGCAAGCATCAGTCGCTTGGACAGGGTCACCATCTCGTCCATTGCGATTGCGGCTCCCCACCTGCCGTTGATGGTGTTGATCGTGTCGAGGCCAATCAAGCGGCTGAATCCACGGCTACCGCCTTCCGTGGCCTGGTCGGCCACTCCGGTCACCTGGTTCACGATTCCACTACCGAAGCCTCGCTGCGATAGGACGTACTCGGATGACTCACGCGGCAGCATCGAGAGCTGGCTGGTCATGTGCAGGAACTCTAGATCCCTGCGGCGCATGGAATTTGCGAACGGAGCCATTGTCTCGAACATGATCGGGAAGCCGCGCACGGGGTGCATCATGGTCCATGCGAGCTTGCCGGAGATATCCGAGAGGTTCGATACACCCATCATTCCGCCGTTCACAACCATTGCCGCGCGCGACAGCTGCCGGGACCAAAACATCATCCCGTTACCAGGCTTGGCGCCGCCCTCGTACAGAGCCTGGCCGATCAAGCGCTTCACGGTTGCTCGCTGGTCCGTCAGGATCGTGCTGACTGCCTTGCGCGCGCTGTCCGTTTCGCCTGCGCCGGCACGGCCGAGGAACTCGTTGAAGGCGTTGTCTGCCTCGCCGAGCCACCGGAGCAAGTCCTGTGCATTTTGGACTCCCCTGGTGGTATTGCCATCGGTGAGCTTCATCTTGCCAAAGATGTCGCCATTCATCTTGATGGCGCGAGCAATTCCAACCTGCCCGTGCACCTGCGCTCCGTATCGCCGCATCAGCGTCACGGGATCAGAGACGATGAACGGCCGCATATCCGGAGATACAACGGTGAACGTGCGCTGCTTGAATGCGTCCGGATTGCCGGCGGTTGTGATCGACTCGAAGAGCTTGGTCTCCGAGAACGGATCAGTAATTGTCCGGAACAGGTCGTCGGCGCCCTCCCTGTAGACCGCCTCAAGCGAATCCTGGTACGCGCCGCGTGCCGTTCCAGGAATCGACGAATCCGCAGGAAGCACCGAAATCGCCGGATCCTCGAGCCTGGCCCGAATGGCGCTGCCGTTCTTGGGATCGAAAGCCGGATCGCCTACGTGCGTGCGAACCATCGCGATGATCTCGCGCTTGATGT